CTATCGGCATAATTTTAGAAAACTTAATACTTTTTGAAAAATATTTTTTCGTGGGGGTTCTTCGGAACTTCCATTTTTTTTGTATTTGCCCCCGTACAGTAATACGGGGGTAGTAAATACGTTTTAATTGGAGATGATAATATGAAAATTGATGAAAATATGGAAAATGGTTTATATTGCTCTATAGATTGGCTCTCTTTTACTGTTTTGGATAATGTTGACTTGGACACCACAATTGCAGAGTTTGGCTTTACAATTGAGGACTTTTTCGAGTGTCCTCGGGGTGCTAATGGCTATAAAAAAATGTTGTCTATGATAGGTTCGAATTTGCGTGTCCTTTATGATGGTGCTGATAATATGGGTATACATTTTGATGTGTCCGGCTCTGCCATGTCCGATTTTTATGAGGTTTATTATAAAAGTTGTTTTAACAATGAGACACCATTCGGGGAACTTGCTATTGATATGGAGTTGGACGTTGTCAAAAGCCTTTTTCGCAGAATCCAAGAACTAGGGCATATTACACGTCTTGATTTATCAATCGACAATAAAACTGATATTTATTACTCTGTCCGACAGTTGCATGAGCAGTTATCTCTTGGGCGTTTCGTGAGTAAATGGCGCACGTATAAATTTATCGAGGAAAAAGAAACCAACGGAAACTGTGTGGGGCGTACTATTTACATGGGTTCTCGTACATCCGATATAATGCTTAGGGTTTATGATAAAGAGTTAGAGCAGAATAAGAAATACCCGGACGCTGATGATGTAAACCATGTCAACTATAGGTGGGTTCGTTGGGAATTGGAATTGAAAGATGAACGTGCTAACATGGTTGTAAATCATATCTTATCCGGGAAAACTGTGGGGTATATCGCTGTTGGTATCTTGTCTAATTATCTCCGGCTTATCAATCTTGACGATAGTAATAAGTCTCGCTGTAGTAGTCAATCTGTTTGGGAATCGTTTATAGATGATGTATCTTGTCTCCTTCTTTATGTTTCTCATGATGAAAAGACCTTGGAAATGAAAAAGGATTGGTTGATACATCAGTGTGCGCCAACAATTGCCGGAATCATCATGGCAAATCATGGAGACTTTAGTTTTTTATCTGAATGTGTCGATGCTCACGCAATGCGCATGAATAAAAAACTACGTGATTTGGTAACCGCAGTCAATCCTGATTGGGAAAAACAATTAGTAGCATTTCAAGGCTGATTACTTCAGCGCCACATTTGTAGTTTGATTACATATTAACATTGTGGATTGTTCCGTCATTCTTAAGCATATTTATTTTTATATTTCCGTGTTCGTTTTCATATTCTTTTATTTTATCTTTCACTAATGTCTGTAATAGATTGCTTACGCTTCTGTTTTCTGCTTCTGCTATAGCTTTGAATTTATTATATTCTTCTTCGTTTATTACTGCTTTTAATTGTGGTTTATTAGATGGCATTTATATATTTCCTCTCAAAAATAGGTTGACAACCTAGTACAACTTTGGTATTATAATTATAGGTGGTACAGAGTGTACAACCTATTGTCAGTCCGGTTGTTGTGTGTGCATTGGTAACACTCAAATGTTGTTCAATAGGCTAAGAACCTATATGCACTTTCTGAAAAGTCAAAAACGTCAGCGCACCTTAGTCCACTAAACGCTACAAAGTCTGTGTAAGAGCCTTGTGACATGGTTCTGCGTGTGGGTGCTTGAGATAGTGGACAAGACGTTTTAAGATTGTAAATTAGCACTTTTAATCTTATCAGATTTTTCTAGTAAACGCAAGCGTACTTTGACAACTTAATATTCCCATGAAAGAGAGGTAAAAACATGACTAAGTTAGTAGGGTACAAAAAAATCACATCAAAGAAAAGCGGCAAAGATTTCTGTGTTGCGTCTGTTGTTCAGGACGTTTCCGAAAGGGAAAAAGAGAATGGCTTCATTGGTCAGAAAGTTGACGAGATTTTCTTACCGGAAGCACAGCTTGACTTATTGAAACCTAGCGACATTGGCAAAGAACTTTTGCTTGACTATGAACTGTCGGGCGGTCGTGCTTATCTTGTGAATGTTGCAGTTAAATAAAAAGAAAGGGGAAAAAGCTTATGCCATTAATGACTATTGCAAATGATGCCGCTACCGGCACTGCGATTGGTGCAGAGGCTTGGAAAAGCGTTTTGACTGCTATGACAAGTCAGATTTCTGTGACAACTGTTGTCGGTGTTTTGGCTTCTGTTGTAGGTTCTGCGATTGCGTTAGTGTTCATGTGGTGGGGTGTGAGAAAGCTCGCTCGTACACTCATGTCGGCGTTCCGCAGTGGAAAATTGAGATTCTAGCAAATGTGGGGGCGGTATCGCTCCCATATTTCGTATGAGGTAATTCTATGTATGGTGTTTCGAGTAATTATTTGAGCGGTTCTAAGAATCCGCTTAATATCCTTAAAGTGGCAAAACATAATTTTTCGTTTCGTAAATCGCACCCGGAATACTTTGATCCCGAGGGCTTAATGATTTTCTGCGGAGAACAAGGCAGTGGAAAAACGCTTTCTGCTGTCCAATATGTCAAAAAGCTTTGTTTTTCTTATCCTGACGCAATATTATGCACTAATGTTGATATTCATGGCTTGCCGGAATCTACAAAAGTAGTAGAGTATGACGGGCTTGACTGTCTTAAGACTTTGGAAAATGGTTACTCCGGCGTTATTTATCTGATTGATGAAATACATCTTGAGTTTAACAGTTTGGAAAGTAAGAATATTGACATTGAGATAATGATTGAGGTATCACAGCAGAGAAAGCAAAGGAAACATATTGTGGGTACTACGCAAGTTTACGGACGACTTGCAAAGCCGTTTCGTGAGCAGATTCGCAATGTAGTCCTTTGTTCCAATTTCTTCAAAGTCTTTCAGTTCAATCGTTTGATAGATGGGGCAAAGAGCAGAGAAGAAAATGGAAAGCTGATTACAGAATGTAGCAGGTCTTATTTTTGGTTTCATAGTCCGAGTTTGTACGACTGCTATGATACGTATGCGAAAATGAAACGATATAGAAATGAGTGGAAAGGTAGGGCGATTCATTGAGTGACGCTATTAATTTATTTACACAAATTGTTATGGGTGCTATCCCTTATGGGATGGCTTTCGCACTTGGTAACATAGTGGTTAACACATTTATGCGTATGGCTTTTGGCGGTCGCATTGAATTTTGGTAGGGGGTTCTATGGATGAGTTTAATTTGGATGATAACGAACAGTCTACGGAGATTGTTGTACCTAGTACGGAATCTGTCGAGACTGATAAGAGCGACAGCGAAGACACTGTGGTCGATGATTCTGATAGGGTTAGTGATAGCAGTAGTAGTGATGGCTTTGAGGATGTGACAAATGCCAGCGTGGAAACGCCCGAGGAAAACGAGGGCGCACAAGTTGGCGAGGAACAGCCGGAAACGTCCGTGTATTTTAATGAGGACTTGGGGGCGTACCCGGTTTATTTGGTGGACGATGGCTCTGATGATGTGATGGCTCTTGCTAATTATTCCGATTATTACACATATCTTCCTACGCAATTTGAAAGCTATTTTTCAGGCGTTTTGGATAATTTGGGCGATACGGAGTATGTAGCGTTTGCGTATCGGCATTATCTGAATGACTATAATAATAATTATATTGACTATTACAGACTTATTTATGATTTGGATATTCAAAATGGTCAACTTGTTTCCGGGAATTATCCATGTATCACGGTTGCAAGGGATAATAATTATTACAATGGGTATAGTCAGACAGATGAAACGTATAATTTGACGAGTGTTCCTAACTTTGCGTATGGTAGTTTCGGTCATGTGTCTGATTTAAGAAAGGGGGTATCGCATAATGAGACGTGGGCGGTTCTTTTCTTCCTCGGTTTCTTTTCGGTTTATATCGTTCTGCGTGGCATTTTCGATTTTATTCTTAAGCGTTACAAGTAGCCGGGTGTATGCCGCTGATGTGGTTGTGTCTACTGTTGTTGATAAACAGAGCGTAGCGGTTCTTAAAGGACAGACGCTTTCATTTGATGCTCCGAGTAAAATCAGTAAAACTACAACGATTAAATAGAA